AAAACAATTGATAATACCGTCGGTGAAGATGAAGTTCAATTGCTGCAGACGCCAGTACAGACCGGGATTTCTTTTCCGCCGGAAGTGGAAGGGGTGAATGTGGATGAAGATCAGGCGCCGGCAGTGTCTGGGGGATTCGTCAGTGATCCGCTGCCGCCTGGTGTGACAGGATCATATATTTCATAAAGGGGATACAATGCCGAACAGAACATTGAACTGGGATGTTAATCCGGACACCACAGTCACCGGATATCATATTCAATATGCAGTAGATCCAGGGACCGGGCTGCCGCCCAGTGATGGATCCTTTTCAGATCTGGACGATGTGGCCGGCCGGGAAAACAATTCTTATGTTCACGATGACGGGGGGACCACTTACTGGTACAGGGTGGCCGCGGACAATCCGAACGGGCGGGGACCTTATAGTGTCCCCTTTCGCGTCTGGGCCATCACGTCCGCGGATCTTTGCGCCGTTTCCGGTGTGCTTACGGATCCCGCTGGTCAGGCCATTGAAGGCGGGGAAGTAATAATCGAATTAAGTTCGGAATTCGGAAAGGTCCTATCTGATGTTTTTAATTTGGGCCAGGCTAATTCCACGCCGATTTTAACGAATGCAAACGGGCAATGGTCCGTCAACCTGGTCCGCCAGAATAAAGTCAGTCCGTCCGGATCTTATTACACATTCCGTTTCCATGATGCACAGGAAAAACAGATCCGGGGACCTGAAAAAAAAGTGGTCCCGGATGAAGCATCAAAATTATATAATGATCTGCAGGCGCCCAGTTAATAATTGACAATAATATAATTTTAGATATCTTGAATATATGCAACTGACCAAATATTCGACGGCCGATTCTTATATTTATAGTCATGCAGCAACAACGAATTATGGATCGAACAATTCGGTTCTGGTGGCATTTGATGCCGCTGAAGATCAATACTGGAACGGCCTTTTTAAGTTCGATCTTTCCCAGGTTCTGGTGGATAAATTGTTAAGCGCGAAATTACGCTTATATGGAACATATCCGGATTACCCTTATTTTAACGACGGGATGAATGTTCACAGATTAAAAAGGGCCTGGACTGAAGGCGGGGTCACATATAATAAATACGATGGCGTTAACGATTGGCAGACGCCAGGCGGGACCGGTGCGAACGATTACGATTCGTTTGTACTTGGAACAAAACAAGCGGATCGCAACGGACCAGACTGGTTCGAAATAACGTTAAATTTAGAAAAAGTGAAGGAGATGTGCGGGGGAAGTCCGTCGTTTGCAAACAATGGATTCCTGGTGTTGTGGAAGTATATCGAATCAAGTGGATCCACTTTCACATTCGATTCAAAAGAAAAGTCTGGGGGCAATAAGGCCGAATTGCTCCTGGAAATAGATTCGGACGCAGAAGATGCCATCGCCGCTTATTATTTTGATTTATGTAATTTCCTTTTTGGTATATCACCGGCAAATTTATAATGGGATTATACGACGATTTAAAAGACATCCAGATCGATCTGGCAACTGGTGCGCCGGTTATTAATTCGGCAACGAATGACGCGGTCATTATATCCGGCGTCCAGGTGATCCTGCAGGATGCGGCGATCAGGCTGCGGACGCAGCGCGGCCAGGTCCAGCGCCAGGGACTTGATAATTTCGGATGGGAATTATGTCAGAAAATAAAAGCCGATGTGGATCTGGGGGATCTGGCCGATATATCCCAGGAAATGGAAAGGGTGATCCTTGAAGACACCAGGATCCAAGATTGCAAGGTCGTCCCCGGTGAATTAAAACAGGATGGCACCGTCGAATATACTGTCACTTGCCAGATCGACGATCGTGTTGTTTCTGGTGCAGCAATTACTATATAAAGGGGAACATCATGGCGAATGAAGTCACAATCAAAACCTTTTCTGAATTACTGACAGAGTTTAAGGCAGATCTGACGGCATTCGGATCCGTGCTTCAGACCGCCCAGGAAGGCGGGGCTTATGATCTTGTGATTCGGGCTTCATGCCGGGTCCTGGCTGATCTATACCAGGTAATACAGAACGCACTGGACCAGGGCTTCCTGGCAACTGCGGAAGGTGATTTCCTGGATCTAAAGGCCCAGGAACTGGGGACCGCCAGATATACGGCCACAAAGACGATCAAAAATTTTGTACTTAAAAGGACCAGCACAACCGGGACGCTGCAGGTCCCGGTCGGTGATATTATTAAAAGTCCTGTTATCCCTAACCGCGGCCAGCTGCGATTCTTTTCCATTATATCCACGGATCCGGATGAAGCGGCTGCAGGGCTGGCCGGCAAATTTGCAAACGGTGAAGGGGAAATCACGGTCCGATTCGAAGCGGAACTGGCCGGCACGAATTACAACAACATCGAAGATCTTCTGGGCCAGGCCACGGTGGAATTCGAAATCGAATCCGGACTGACCGGCGTGGACGAAGTGGAAAGCACGGGGGAAGATCTGGTCCCTGGCATTAACGCCGAAACCGATGCAGAACTGCGGACCAGGTTATTAAACCGGTGGGCGGAACTGGCAGCCGGCGCCACGCGGGAAGCCTATCGGCAATTTGCGATCGCTTCGCATTCGTCTGTATATGATGCGAATGTTTCCGGGGACCAGCCTGGCGGGAATCCGACCGATGTGGAAGTGATCCTTTCCGGACCGCCCGGATCCCGTGCCTTAACATTAGGGATCAAAGTGGACACGTCAAACAATTTTGATAATTTATACACCGATGACGGCCTGATCACGGGGAATCCCACTATTGCCACGGATATCCATGAATATATCCGGGACCGGATGCCGCTGACGGATTTCCTTTATCTGGCAACGGTCACAGAAACCGCCCAGAATATCGATGTTGACATCGTGGTCGCGGATGGATATGTGGTGGCGGACGTGAAGGCCCTGGTGGAAAAACGGATCCAGGCCCTGTTCCTGGTTGAACAAGATGTGACCGATGTGACGCCGTTGGCAGTGGGGGAAGATCTTCTATTTTCCACGTTAACGCGGATAATGAATGACACGCCAGGCGTGGAAGATTATGCATTTAACACGCCGGATCCGGGGACGAATGATGGCGATATTCAAGTGGATGACGATGAAGTCCTGGTGAAAGGCACGATTACCGTGGGGGATAAATAATGAATTTAACCGGTGATCTAAATATAATCGTTCCCCTTTGTGTCGGGATATTGACAGCCGGCGCCCTTGTTTTAAAATTCGTTCCCAGGGCAAGGAACGGTAATTATATGGCAGAAGATGACCTGAAAGAATGCATAAAAACAATAAAAGATCAGGTCCACAAAATAGTGACAGCGGTCGAAGTCATGGGGGAACGTGTTATAAATAATAAATCTGCAATAAAGGCAGCACATGAACGGATTGATCGATTGCTGGAAAAATTAAAAATTAAATAAAGGGGGAATCATGGATTTATCAAAAGTATTCGATGCATTGACTGCACCAGGATCCACGCCGGCTTTATTCGTGGGACGGATAACGAATCACGTTTTCCAGTTTATTATCAGCAACATCAACACGAACGTCGTTCTTAAGCTGGAAGGATCCAATAACGCGAAGGACGATCCGCCGGATGTCGCTTCCGATTGGTTTAATATGGATCCGAACGGGACCACAGTGACAAAGACGGCGAACGGATCCGATGCTTTTAAAAGAACGGCAGCCGTGAACTGGATCCGGCTGACATTCGTCAGCGAATCCGGCGGGACCGATGCCGTGATCTTGCCGCAATATGTCGGAACGTCTCAAGGGGGTGTATAATGATAGATCTTGACAAGGAAGGTGTTGCCGGCACATTCCCAGAACTGACCGACACGCCGGCGGATTATACCGGCCACGGGGACAAGCTGGTGAAAGTCAAGGCCACCGAAGACGGCCTGGAATTCACTGCGCCTGGTGGTGCCACCGATGAAAAGGTCGGCGTTTCTTCGAATGATACAACACCGGGATATCTGATTCAGAAGATAATCGGGACCGCGAACAAGGTCACGATGGCCGAAGTGGGGGATGGCGGTGATGAAGATCTGCAGCTGAATGTCGGATCCGATATCCTGGATAAAGCCGTGGCCGGCCAGGTGGCAGGACTGACCGGGAAAACCACGCCGGCCGGGGCCGATGTTTTTCTTTTAGAAGACAGCGCGGCATCGAACGCGAAGAAGAAGATCACCCTGGCGGACCTTCTGGCCTGCGTCCGGAAAACAATAATCCTTCAATCGGACAATTTTGACAATCCAAATAATACGGACTGGACCGTGAATTCCCTGGCAACACCTGAAGCCGATGAAGATAACAACGCCCTTTCGATCCGGGCCTTCAGCGGCATTTCGGAAGAAGGTGTCGGATTCCAGTTCACCATCCCGTCCACCTGCAGCAATTTAAAATTTAAGTTTAAGCATCGGGCCAAAACGGCACCGGGCGGCGCCGTTGCCGTTAAGCCGAAATTATATCACCGCGGGATTCCGGACAACGGTGCCGTGGCATCCTGGGCGGCTGCCGGCCAGGCTTTCACCAAATTGGATATAACAACAAACGAATATTATCAATATGATGAAGAAACCATCGCGATCGCAGATCTGGGCCTGGTGGCCGGGCGCCATTATCAATTCGAACTTACCAGGACGCCGGCTGACGCTGAGGACAATTTATCCGGGGACTGGTACTTGCTGGAAACGGAAATTGTATTTTTATAAAAGGATCTGATCATGCCGCTTGAATTTAATTCCGACGCGAAACGCGTCGAAGTTGCCAGCAATCCATCCCTGGAAGGAATGTCTGGACTTTTTGTTTGTGCCTGGATTTATCGAACAGGAACGCCGGCAAATAATTATGCCCGAATATGTTCAAAAAGCAACGGCGGATCCAGTGACGATTATTCCTTGACGCTGGCTGGCGCTTCATTGGCAAATAAAGGATTTGGCCGTGTTACAACCACAACGGATATTTATGAAGCAATAGGGACCACGATCGTCCCGATAAACACCTGGCACTGGATGGCTATGAAATGGGATGGATCGGAAGTGGCGATTTATTATGACAACCAGGAAGAAGCCAGTCCCGCCACAACCGGGACGCTGGTTGATAATAATTCCGACCTGGGCGTCGGCGGACATGTTGATTCACCGACGGACCGCCGTTTCCCTGGATGGATTGATGACGTTCGTGTGTATAATCGGGCCATATCAGACACCAGGGAAAGGGAAGCGATCTTCCGCGGTGGCGGAAAGGATGGGATCCGCCAGGGCCTGGTCCTGCGATTATTAATGAATGAAAAGCATCCAGGCGCCACTGCATCCGGATCCGGATCCATTATTGATATATCCGGCCAGGGAAATCACGGGACACCGATCGGAAGCCCTGTTTATAAAAACGGGATCATAACTTTTAAAAGGAAAATGATCGCAGCATAATGTCAAACGAAAATATAAATTACCTGAAGGCGCTGGCCTACGCTGCGAATAGATTCCACGAACAGGTCGAAAATATGCTTCGAAATTATTTCGCGCAAGTGGCACCTGAAGCCAGCCTGGAATCCCTGGGCCGCGATCGCCTGGTCCCGCGATATCCGCAGGAATCAGATCTGGCTGGATATCGTGACCGGGTGGTGGATGCCTGGGCTGAAAACATCGGCCGCGGCAACTGGCCGGACATTGTGCGCGTGGTCGAAGGATATGGCTTCACCTTTGTCGGCGTTCCGGATGGATTCGAATCCGGATTCGGCGGTGGGGATCCGATCGATTCCTTTAACATTCTGGTGTCCATCCTGGGCGGCGCGACACATAACGGATATCAAGATGTGATCCTGGCCCT